CGGAGCTGTTAACTGGGATTACCTGGGTAAAGCAATAACCACAAGTGGTTTACTGCTGATCAACTCACTTTGACTCAGGCTAAAGTAGATTTAAAGGTCAGAAAGTTATGGTAGCTCGTCGTCCTGTTGTTTCTGTAAGCGGCCTTCGGACTGAGCTGCCTCCTGGTGACACGATTACCGGTGGTTCGCCTGGAACTTTGATCGCTGGTTCTGGTCTCGATGATGGTGGTGGCGGAAATTTAGGGGGAGATGTTGAAGTCGACGTATCAACTGCACCCAGCCCTAGCGGTCTGATTATTGTCGATAATAAACTCGGTGATGATGGTGTAGCTTTACGTCTTGCAGAAACTGCACTTGCCAGTGGTAATCAGGCTATCGAGCTTGCTTCTACTGCTTCAGCGAGTGGTAATGCGTCTATTGATCTGGCTCAGACTGCATTAGCTAGCGGTAATGCTGCGCTGCTTGCTATTTCAAACCAGCCTGGTGGCACTGAAGCTGAGCTAACTGCAGCTAGCGCGATCGACGTGGGTTACGCCCTTGGCTTAGATGATACCTATAGGGTTCAAGCTATTCGTAGTGTTCAGTCAGCTAATACAGATCCTCCAACGTATAACGCTTCTGCGTATCATATTTGGGATACTGTCAACTTCGCGTGGATTACTTATGTTCCTGAACGAGACCGTTTTCTCGCGGTTTTTAGACAAAATATGAGTGGTGGTGGTTACACTTATCCAGGATTTGCGCAGCAATTCACAGCAGATCCAACGACAGGAGCAGTAAGTCAACTTGGGGCCAATGCAGTATTCCATGAGCCTTATTCTGATGGTAATTATGTCATAACCATTCCAGGTACTGACAAAACCTTAGTAGCGTACCGGAATTCAGCAGGTGGTAGTGATAATATAAGACTCGTTGTTATTACATTAAACGCTGACACTACGTTATCAGTCGGTACTTACGTGAACGCTACTTCGGGTAGCACTTCGTTCAACGTCATCTTGGGATATGACTCAAACCGAGATGAGTTTATTGTTAATTACAGCTACACCTCTACTTCAGTTCAATACTACAAAATTGGCAGTGTTTCTGGTACAACTATTACTCTCCAATCAGAACAAGCTTCACCCTTTACTAGTGAGATCGATAACCAAGCTTCAGCAAGAATTACTGACTTAGGAAGCAGTAGTATCATGTTTACTCAACGTGATACAAGTAACAGTAATTACGGCACTTGTGTTATCGGTACTAACAGCGGAACGTCTATTAGTTTTGGCACTAAGTACGTTTTTGAAAGCAATAGTACTGCGTCTATCGATGTTTCCTACGATTCAGCAAACAGCAAAGCACTGATTGCATACAGACCAGGCGGCGGCACCAACGCTGACGACGGTGTGGCAAAAGTAGCGTCTATTAGTGGTACTACAATCTCATTTGGTACGCTAGGTGTATTTGCTGCGAATATTCAAGTTTCAACTTACATCACCACGTTTTACGATAGTGATATCGAAAGGCATGTGATTACGTACATGGATGGTGATTCAAGTAATTATCCAAAAACAAAGTGCGCCATCGTTAGCGGCACAAATGTCACTTTTGAGACTGCTGCTACCGCTGTGTCTAATTCAGCAACATATACCCAGGCTGCTTACAGACCCTCTACTAATCAAAATATTGTCGCCTTTATTAATAGTAATGATATGGATGGAGTAGGAACTACGCCTCTACTTGGAACGTCAATTTTACCCACCGTGGGATCTCAGAATAACTTTATCGGCATCGCAAAAACTGCGGCAGCCAGTGGCTCGGCAGTGACCGTTGGACTTCCTGGTGCTGCTCAAAATGTTTACACTGGTTTAGTAGTTGGTTCTGGGTATTATGTTGATCCCACTTCTAGTGGTATTTCTACTTCTAGTACTGCTCCT